TCTACAAATTCTGGATTCAGATAATCAAGGGAGCCATCTTCATTGAGAGTATAAAGATATTCTCGAGCATTCTTTCCAGTTAGACCTTTGCCCTCCAAACATTCGCACAATCCTACAGAAGCAGTATGATCCAAGGGATCTATTCCTAACTCAGGAACTCCCACTATAGATTCAATCATCGTCAGCTCTCTGCACTGTTCTGTGGGCCCTTCGTAAAATCCGCTATAAACCAAAATAGGTTCTGTCAAGTACTGTCTGAGCACAGCAGACGGTTCCCTATTTTGGGAATTTAAAAATTTTAGCCCTCGTGCAAATGGATCTATATACTTTCCATTTTCATAAATAGGTTTCAACAAAGCAGGAGCTACTAATGGCTGCTCTATCTGCTCATTTGTACCTTCATTAAAAGGAGATTCTCTGAATTCAGTGTCGGTAAGTATTCTTGTGGATTCTGAGCTAGTACCCACATAATCTACTCCCGGCAAAGTAGGGACCAAACTTTCATAACTCAAGTTTGATTCGATTACATGGTCAAACCTCACCAAGTTCCCGTCAGTTTTGAATGGCCATGTAGACTTCATAGAAGGATCCCTCAAATCATCTAAATAATAAGGACATACTATTGCATCGTTTCCTGTAGAAGCTACGTGAGCACCGAGAAGTTTTCCTTTATATTCAGTATAAGGACCTCTTAAAGGACTCAAATAAGGTATGGTACAGTCTCCAGCCTGACCCTTGGCATTTATAACCACCAAATAATCACGTATTGGAGTTTTCGTTACTGTTCCGCCCCTATACCATTCTGCGGTGATTTCTTTATAACACCGTTCTTCACCTCTAATTCTATCCAAATGACCAAATCGTACTACTCCTGAACTATCATGAAAAGTATGAACATGTTTACTTACCATACCTCCATGGTGGATAGCCTTAGAAACTCGAATAACTTCGGGTATAACATGACCAGAGTGAATATAACTCCTTCTAGGCATCAACATATGACTAATGTTTTTAATCCCAGCTGTAGCCAAAATTGACCAACAAAACCTTATCAAATCTCTTCCTTCAGTGTTCACCAACAGTTCTGTAACAAAGTGAACGCCTACTCTATAAGTTAAACCACTGCCTTCTCCTGAATCCGTATAGACATGGACACCAACTATCTCATCTCCGTTTTTCATCATAGGGTGACCTACTGTCATAGACGTATGAGCATTTAAAAATTGCATATATCCATGCATTTCATCTCCTGATTTCATTATTATCTTTACCAACTTAAGGTTGGAGAGAACAGGATTGGCAAACGAATTGACATCTGGGAGAGGTTT